GTGTCCAATTTATCAATGCTGTAAAAGAAAGCTCTTTATTTAAATCTTCAAATATAAAATTAAATATAATCGAGACAGAGTTTGATGATCTAGAAAATTATCAAAAATCTTTAATGTCCGCTAAGAGGGAATTTTCCAAAGATGGCATTCCGTGTTGCCTTAGGAAACCTACTTCCGAATGGATTAGAAGGGCAAACGAATTACTACAAGCTAATTTTGATCATCGAAGAGTATGGTTTGCATCGCAAGCGGTCGATGATAGTTTTCAATCTCAAAGAAGAAAGAAAGTACCGATCAAAAATTTGCGATTCATGAATTTTACAGATGTTGACGAGAATCAATCTGAAGGAGCTAGAATGATTGACTTCATAGAGCATCAACAAGAAATGATAATATATACAAAATCTCAATGCGCTCTAATAGAAGTTAGATCCTCACCCCAAGGAACACAAACTTTTGATTTACCTTTAACACTGAAAAAAACCACTGGGCCTAGTAAGGTAAGAAAAGACTGCTACTCGGCTCTGATTCTAGGATCTTGGATGGTTAAAATTTACAACGATATTAATAATTCAAAAGAAGAAGCTTTTAATAGCTTTGTTCCAATGTTTATAAAGTAACTTTAATTTTACTTTTTAACTTTTATGTGTACTATTAATATACACAGCTATGAGCGAAAAAACAAAACGAAAGTACATTAAGAAGTCCCAATACTGGAACAATATTAAAAAAGAAAACCCTCAATCAGGCGGCGGGGGAAAACATATAGAGCCTGTTAGCTGCGGGGATAACTACTATATTAGTAATGCTAGTTATAGTAATAGTTTGAAGCCAGAATTTACTTCGACCACCTCCGCTAGCAATGTAGTCAGCGATGCTTTAAGAAATGTTGACTCTTCCACTACGAGAACTAGAGGCAGAGCTGGAATCAAGAATTTAGCTCATAAATATAAAAATATTTCTGATGGAGTACTACCTTATAATGTAAGCTCTGACGGTGTAGATGTTCGGGAGAGTATTGAGTTATGCCAAAAAGCATATGCCAATATACCTATATTTAGAAACGCTATAGATGTTATGTCTGAGTTTTCAAATTCTGAAATATATCTTGAAGGCGGCAGTGAAAGTGCTAGAAATTTTATATACAAATGGTTTGAGAAAATAAACTTATGGAAATTAAAAGATCAGTATTTTAGAGAATATTATAGATCTGGAAATATATTTTTATATAGAATTGATGGGACTTTTAATAAAAATGATATTATTAATTTAAATAAAGTTTATGGAGCTGAATATAATAAATATCTAAACCCTGGTAAAATACCAGTAAGATATATACTACTCAATCCTTACGATATATCTTCAAATAGAGCAACTTCGTTTGAATCAGGAGCGTATAAAAAAGTTTTATCAGAATACGAGTTAGAAAGGTTAAAAAACCCTACAACTCAAGAAGACCAGGATATATTCGATTCGCTAGACGATAAAACAAAAAAATTGATAAAAAAAGGTGGGTTTCATAGAACTGGAGTGTTAATGCCTCTAGATCCAGAAAAGTTAATATACTCGTTTTACAAAAAACAAGATTACGAACCTTTTGCTGTACCATTTGGGTTTCCAGTTTTAGATGACTTGAATTGGAAAATAGAGCTTAAAAAAATTGATCAAGCAATTAGCAGAACTATTGAAAATGTAGTACTATTAATTACTATGGGAGCTGAACCTGACAAAGGAGGGGTCAACCCGCATAGTTTAACTGCTATGCAATGTTTGTTTCAAAACGAAAGTGTTGGTAGGGTGTTAGTCAGCGACTATACAACAAAAGCAGACTTCGTAATGCCAGATGTTAATAAAATTTTAGGCCCTCAAAAATACGAAATAGTCAATCAAGATATTCGAGAGGGCTTGCAAAATATTATAGTAGGTAAAGAAAATTATTCTAGCACTCAAATAAAAGCTCAAATATTTTTAGAAAGATTAAAAGAAGCTAGAAATGCATTTATAAATGATTTCATCATGCCGCAGGTAAAAATATTATGCAAAAGCATGGGTTTTAGAAAATACCCAACGGTTAAATTTCAAGAAATAGATATCAAAGATGAAGTTCAATTCCAAAGAGTGATAACTAGATTGCTAGAGATTGGAATTATTACACCTGAGCAGGGTATGAATGCAATTCGAACAGGGTTGTTTCCTCATGCAGACGATTTAGAACAAGCTCAAGAAAAATATATAGAAGATAGAGAAAAGGGGATGTATAATCCTTTAGTTGGCGGAGTACCTTTGGTTGAAGCTGCAGGGGCTGAAGAGGATCGGGGATTACAAAAACAACAAATAAAAGAATCAACCAAACAGCAGAAAATAAACCAAAACAAGCCAGAGCAACAAGCTGTGAAAAAAGAGCCTGGCAGACCTACGGGAGCTACAGCAAGTAAAAATTATTCAAGAAAAAATATTCAAAATATTATTTATGAAATAGAAAAATTACGATCATTAGCTTCTGATAAGATTAAAAAAACTCATAAAGTTAAAAGGCTAAACAAAGAACAAAATAAAATTATAGATACTCTTACGGAATCTATAGTTATATCAACTCAAAAAACAGAATGGGGTAAACAATTAGATAGTTGTATAAAAAAACCAGAAACCTTAGAAAAGCTAAACAGCTTAAGAGAGGTTGCAGAAGTTGGTAGCAAGCACGGCCTTCCCGAGTATCCAGCTGCAATATTATATCACAGCCAATAATTTATTGTGTACAAGTTGAATAATGAAGAATTTTATTACTATTGACTTATCAAACTTAATAAACGAAAAAGATTTATTCTGCAAAGACTGTGGAAACTCTGAAGAAATATCCATGGAGTCATGGGCAGAAGAAAAAAATAAAGGTAAAACATTAAACAAGCCCTTTAGAACCCCAAAGGGTCCAAAAAAGTTTTCAGTATATGTGAAAAACGAAAAGGGTAACATTGTTAAGGTTAACTTTGGAGATCCCAATATGTCAATAAAGCGAGATAGTCCAGAAAGAAGAAAGTCTTTCAGGGCTCGGCATAACTGCGCTAATCCTGGACCAAAAACAAAAGCTAGGTATTGGTCTTGCAGGCAGTGGAGAGCTGGCTCAAAAGTCGAAGGTTCGGATAAAAGTTTTTCAGAAGAAGATCTTGAGAAGCTATTATTAGAAGAGCTAGACGAGTCAGAAGCTAAAGACAGTAAACCAGGATTGTGGGAAAATATTAGAAAAAAGAAAAAAAGGGAGGGAAAAAATTACCAACCAGCAAAACCTGGAGATAAAGATAGGCCGTCAAAAGATGCTTACAAAAAAGCTCAAAAATCTAAAAAGGATAAAAAATAAATGAGTGTTAAAAAAGTTTTCATAAGTGGAATTACTGGTCAAGATGGAAGTAATATGTGCGATTATTTATTGCAAAATCATGATTTAGAAATCTTTGGCGGTATACGAAGGATAAGTGTTAAAAACTATAAAAATATTAAACACTTAAAAGATAACCCCAAAATAGAACTTGTAAATTTTGATTTAAGTGATCCTTATAGTATTAGAAATGCTATAGAAAATATTAAACCAGATTACTTTATAAATTTTGCGGCTCAATCTTTCGTGCAGTCTAGTTGGGATTTCCCAATTCAAACTATGACTGATAATGCGGTCAGTATTACTCATATGTTAGAGTCGATAAGGTTGTTCGCTCCTAAGTGTAGATTTTATAATGCAGGATCTTCCGAAGAGTTTGGCGATGTAATTTCAGAGATGCAAGACGAAGAGCATCCATTAAGACCGCAATCTCCTTATGGAGCTTCTAAATGTGCCGCGAGGCATATTGTTAGAGTGTACAGAGAATCTTATGACCTTTATGCTATACAAGGTTGGCTATTCAACCACGAGGGAAGCCGAAGAGGAACAGAGTTTGTAACAAGAAAAATCAGTAAAAATATAGCTAAATTTGTTTTTGACTTAGAGAATGGAGAAGATCCCAAACACCTAGAACTAGGCAATCTTGACGCGTTAAGAGATTGGACTGATTCTATTGACTTCATGTCGGGAGTATGGTTAATGCTAAACCAGAAAGCAGACCCTAAGGAGTATGTCCTAGCAAGTGGAAAAACATATTCCATAAGAACTTTTCTAGAAGAAACTTTAAAACATGCAAAAATAAACTTTAAAACAGAAGGGGAAGGTTTAGAAGAAAAATATTACACTTCAGACGGAAAATTAATTGTATCTATTAATCCAGTATTTTATAGACATGCTGAAGTTAAACTTTTATGCGGAAACCCTAAAAAGGCTGAAAAAGAATTGGGTTGGAGAAGAAAAATTAAATTTAAACAGTTAGTTCGAAAGATGTTTGATAGTGATTATAACTTTTTTAAAAATAGGTGTATATATTAATATATGAATTTTAAATACAAAACATCATTTTCCGATCATTTAAAAATAAATAATTTTTTTTCGTCAAACTCTTCTTTTACAAGTCAAGCTTCTATTGATAATCTACAATCTTTGATTCCTGAAGAGATAGATTTTGAAAAAAATATAGATTTAATTGGAACTGCATTTAACGCTGCAGTTATAAATTCTTTTAATAAAAATGGAGATGGTATCAATACTTCCACAGCAAAACAAATAAAAGATTTTTTTATTCATAAGCCTACTAATATAGAACACAATAAAAGAAAAGTAGTTGGACATATTATTTCTAGTGGGTATTCAGAATATAACTCCGACAAGATACTGGAAGATGTTCCAGATGATTTTTCTGAAAAATTTAACATTGCATTAGGAGCATTGGTTTATTCAAATTCTTTTCCTGAGTTCGCCGATCTTTTACTTAAATCTAATGATCAAGCTAATACATTATATCACAGTATTTCTGCGAGTTGGGAGCTTGGTTTTAATGAATATCATATTGCTGTTGGCAGTCAAGATTTAAAAGATGCAGAAATTGTAACCGATTCAAAACAGATTGAAGAGCTAAGTGAATACCTATCGTCTTTTGATGGCGATGGAACTTTAGAAGATGGAACCCCTGTATTTAGGTTAGTAGTTGGTGAGGTTTATCCTCTTGGAATTGGGTTTACTTCTAATCCCGCTGCAGATGTAAAAGGTTTAATTATTAAAAAAAATAACTCTGAAAATACAGAGGAGATAGAAGCTGAAAATGAAACTTATAAAAAAAAAGAAATAAAAAAAATTTCCCAAAACGAAAAAATTGATGTAAATAACAATATTAACCAAATTTCAAATATGCAAAATCAAGAACTCATTGAACAATTTAAGTCTCTCTTAGAGGAAAAAATGCCAGAGCATAATTTCTCTCAAGAGGCAGTTGCTAATATCGGACGCGTGATTGGAGATGCTATCAAATCCAAAAGCGAACAGTACGAAAAAGAACTTTCCGATATCAACTCCCAAAAAGAGGAGCTTGCTGCTGTTGAGGCAAAAATGAAAGAAGACATCGAGTCTTTAAAAAGTCAGCTGACAGCTTCCGAAGAAAAAGTGCAAGAGTTAGCCCAACAAATCGAAGCGAAACAAAAAGAAGAAGCTTTTAATTCAAGAATGGAACTTATTGAATCAATATACGAATTATCTGCGGATGACAAAACAATGTTAGCTAAAGAAGTTCAAGGTCTTTCTACTGAAGGTTCTGGTTTTGACGAATATCAAGACAAATTAAAGGTCATGTGGGCTCATAAGAATAAAGAGCATATCACTGAACAAGAAAAACTTTTCAATGAAAAAGTTGAAGCTGAAATCGCAAAACGCGCTCAAGAAAAAACAAGCTCTAAGGAAGAGGTTGTTGAGAACACTTCGGTAGTTGAAGAAGCTCTTGCTAATACCGAAGAAGAGCAAAGCGAAGTTTCAACAAACAACAATTTAGAATCTGCAGTTGAAGAACTATCCTTTAGGGAAAAGTTTGCAAACGCATTTGCTAAAGAAACTGTAACAATTAAATTTTAACAAAAACGAAAAATGCATAAACTATTACCATTTAGACAATATGATGAAAAAGATGTTATTAATCTTTTCTCCCTTGAGATTACTAGTGCCGAGAAAGCACTTAAGTATATAAACCTAGTTCCTGGCGGGGAAACCTATTCAACTGGAGCTAACTGGTCTGGTACTGCTGTATCAGTTAGATCAACCGACATTGGAAAATTCGGAGGTGACCAACCAGGTAGAGTAAACGATCCTTATTTAGGAGCCATTGGTTCAGGAAACCAAGGCGATTATGCATTACAGCAAGGAAGTTTTTACCCAGAAACCCAAGGTAAAATAGCTCTAGCAGCTGACAACGCAGCAGCTCTAGGTATCACTATCAGGCCAACTCTCGCATGGGACGAAAATGCAACCAAGTTGTTGGATTACCCAGTAAAGAAAGACGAGCTTCAATGTGTGCTTCCTGGAGAAGCAGTGCCTGTAGCCACTAAAGGATTCTTTACACTTACAGTGGGAACAGCAGCAACTGATTCTGTTGGTATTTGGCATGGTTCAGGAATTGCAGCTGGAGGAATTGTTCCAGGCTCTAAATTAAAAGTCTCAAGCAATGGAAAGCTTACTTTGGATGATAGCAAGGTTGTTGTAGCAACAGTTGTTGCCACAGGAAAAAATGCTGGCAAAGATGTTGCCTTAGTACAAATTGGATAAGAAAGGAATTTAAAATTATGAACATTACCTTAAAACGAACACAAGAACAAGTCGAGCTCATTAAGGCTATGGCTTCGAAGAATCGCAATGTTGCGCATGAAGCCCAAGCTGCCGCCGCAGAGTTTATTGCTCCAGTACTCGCTGAAGTAATAAATAATGCTCCCACGCTGAGCAATATGTTCACAAGCTTTACTTTTAATGAAGATGATAACCCTTCTATTCCATTAGATCTTTATCATGATATCACTGATGAAGACTACTTGAATGTATATGTGCAAAATGTAGCAGGAGGTCTTCCTTCCAACACTGTGATTCCAACGCATAGTGAACTTAAGTTTACTACTTACCGACTGGAAACAGCTCTGGATTTTGATCGTCGATATGCTGCTCGCTCACGACTTGATGTTGTGAGTAAAACATTCTCCAGGTTAGCTCAAGAGCTCATGCTTAAACAAGAGACAACTTCTGCTAATCTTTTACTCGGAGTACTTGCAGCTGCACAGACTAATGGTAAGGACCATGTTATTAAATCTGGTGTTGAGAATCGATTTCTTATTGATGATGTTAATCGCTTGATTACACATGCTAAGCGTATTAATACAGCTTGGAACAGAGGAACTCCTGTTACCGCTAACCGTGGTGTGACCGACCTCTTGATCTCTCCTGAAATCATGGGTGAAATTCGCGCAATGGCTTACAACCCAATCAATACTCGTGGTATCGCTGGAAACAATCTTACTGGTACGATTGACGGAACTAGTGCAGCGGCAGGTGATGCAACTAAAGGCGATCCTGTTACTGTAAGTAACGATTCTGCTGGAGGTGTTATCCCCGCAACCGAGCAAATGCGTAATGCATTGTATCAAAACGCAGGAGCCTCCGAGCTTTATGGAATCAATTTCACTGAGATTCATGAACTTGGTAAGGGTCAGAGATTCAATGATGTATTCGAATCTTACGATAGCTCAAGTAAGTTTGGACACAACGGAAAGTTTAGTAACCATGAGACTACTGGAGACGAGATCATTATTGGTATCGACAGGTCCAGAGAGTCTCTAATGAGAGCTGTATCGACAGACTCAGAGACAGGAGCAGAATTAAGATTGGCGGCTGATGATCAATATACAGTTCGTCAACAAAAGATTGGTTATTATGGCTCGATTGAAGAAGGAAGAATGGTTCTTGATTCGCGTGCTATCACTGGTATTGTGGTGTAATAATTTTACAAAACAAACCGTAACCAAATTAAAAAATCCACCTACTCGGTGGATTTTTTTGTTCCCAGAATTAATATAAAAGTGTAACCATACAATATATCTATGAGCCCAAAAACAAAAAAGAAAACAACAAAAAAAATTGAAAATTTCGCAGATGGTAAAATTCAAGAAAGAAATCATATCGAAAAAGTAAGAGACCTAGAAGATCTTATGAGGGGATCTTTACATAGTCCATTTAAAATCAAAACCCAGGAAGAATTTGAAAGAACAATGGCTTCCATGAATCTTATAGACATGCAAGGCATGGCGGTGGCCGCAGGCATCTTCCCCTCTGGAAACAAAACTACATTAAGAAAAAAATTAAAAAAAGAATTTGAAAGATACCAAAAGGGTGGTAAGGGTCGAGTGTTTTCGACTACCCAACCAATTGTTGATTACGATAGTTTAAGCGAAGATCAAAAAAAACTTTTTAATATAAACGGTTAAATCTGACTATACCATGCGGATAAGATATGTCAGGGTGCAATAATAGTCAAATACCCGTAATTGCAAAAAAAATATTTGATTCTGAATTTTACGATCAATTTGACGAAACAGATAGCAATTACGAAAAATCCGTAGCCAATTTTCTGTTAAGAATTGAAGCTTGGTTAGAAACGAATATTGGACAGCTTAATATACTTATTCATTCTGGATATAGAGTAACTCATAGCGAGCATATTTGCCCACAGATAAACCCAGAAGAGATAGCTATTTTCATACAGCTATACTTAAAGGAGTACTATAAGAGACAAGCCCACAATTCTTTAAAGAATGTGAGCTCAAGTTCTACGAAAACTACATCTGGAGAATCTACTGTCTTTATGACGGATTGGGTGGAATTACGCGAAGGAGATTCTTCAATAAAAAGACAATCTTTAATATCTACGCCGCAGCAAAAAATACAAGCTGCTCAAGCATTTAAAGGTATTTCTCAAGATGCTAACATAAAGCTTCAGGAGATGGTTCAGTATTATAATTTGCATAAAGCTTTACCCAGGCAAGTTGTTGCTAGGTATACAGGAGATTCTGATTGTAGTCAAAAACCAAACGGTTGTGATGAGCAAATAAACTCGTGCCCCCCAGAGGTAACCCCGACGATAACTTATACAATCATATCAACGCCTACAACAACTAAAACCGCTACAGTTACCGAAACGGCTACAATCACACCAACTGATACAGTCACAAAAACGGCTACGATCACTAAAACTGCTACAATTACCCCAACAACTACAGCTACCGAAACGGCTACAGTTACCGAAACAGCTACGGCTACCGAAACAGCTACGGCTACCGAAACAGCTACGGCTACCGAAACAGCTACGGCTACCGAAACAGCTACGGCTACCGAAACAGCTACAGCTACTGAAACCATTACAGCAACGGAGACAACTACGACTACCGAAACCATTACAGCAACGGAGACAACTACGACTACCGAAACCATTACAGCAACGGAGACAACTACGACTACCGAAACAGCTACAGCGACCGAAACGGCTACGATCACACCAACTGCTACAGTCACGCCGACACTTACAATAACTAAAACAACAACCCATACTTCAACTTTTGATGAATGCTGTGGTGAGGTAAACAATTTAATAGACATCGTTAACACTAGTGATATAGTAGAAAGCGATAGAAGAACTGGAGAAGAAATATTAATTCAAGATATATCAAATCTAATGCGAGATTCCTCTGTTTGTATTGGTAGAGTATCAGAATCAGTAGACCTTAAAACGGTAAATATTAAAGTAGGAAATGTAGATCCAACAAAAGAATTTTCCTTGGCTACAGTAAAATTCGAAGGAGATCTTAATAATCAAACAATTTTTATTAAAAAGAGGTATGGAGATGTAAACTCTGGCGTAGACCCAGTAGATCAATTTTTTAGTACAGAGTCCACCCCTACAGAAACCAATAATCCATGTGGCTATGGATATTGTGTAGAGTATACCCCTTGTCAAGAAGGAGATGTTGACCCGTCAAAATGTATTGACAGATTAGTTTGTAGTAGAGCTCTAGACATTGCAAATGTGCATATTGCTTTCAGACCTGGGCAAATCCCTCCTGAAGTTTTCGTAGATGTGGGAAGATGTTATCGCAAAGTAGGAGAGTCTCAAGCTAAAGATTGTAGTTTCTTTATTGATGACAATACAGACTGCGGAGGAACTGGAGATAAATTTTTAAATGAAACAGAATTTAATAAAAATTTTGTTAAAAAACTAAATGATACCGTAGCTATCGCAGATGATTGCAATCAATGTTGTGCGTGCTCTCAGGATACGACATGTTTTAGTTGCGATATACAGTGGTCTGGAAACTCTGGAGATTGTGACGTCTCGAACTCTTGATAGAAAATGTCAGATTTAATACCCAGCAATGATAAAATTAAATATGATAAAATATTTGATGATATCCATGATACTTTTGCTAGAGAGATAACCATTTTCAAAAAAGAGAAAAAAATTTTTATAGCAACTGACTCTACATATAACGCCTTATACTCAAGGATAAAAAATCAGGCGGGGTCAGATAAAGTAGTAGAAGTAATCAAGATGAAAGCTAGAGTAGCATATGCAGGAAATTTCGAATTCTTGAGGCAAAATACAGAAAATGAAATATTAGGAATAGATATACCTTCAGATCATATAAGGATAAAATTAAACGAAGAGGGATATAATATTATTAGGCAAGCTAGTGATATAGAAGTTGATGGAGAATTATTTAATGTTAATTCCGATGCTGCTAAATCTGGAATGTTTAGTGTGAAATACTATAATTTATTACTAAAAAGAAGAGGGTAAAATGAATGTAAAAATTAACAATAACGCTTTGAATAAGATTACTAATCAACAAGTCGGACCTATAGTTGGAAAAAAAATTGAGAAATCT